TCGCTGGGAATGAATTTGTTTCTTGTGGTACTGCGGGTACAGTTCTAGTTTCTGTGTCGACCCAGATATCACTTGTGGGTGATAAAGTTAAATGTCCTTCTCCACTTACAACTGCAAATGGGTTTACATTTTCAACACCTGATATCATTCTTTGTGATATTGCAGAGTCTTCTGTGTAGTGAAGATAAATGTTATCACCCTTGATAATTGTGTTTGATGATTTATCTGAATCATAAATCAAAGGTACTTGTGCTCTGGATATAGACGGGTGTAAAACATTATTCACTGGGTCAATTGACGCACGATACATTGGGTCTTCAAAGTCTGATAGTAATCTATTTCTAAAATTATCTGCGAGTATACCTAGTTTACTTCTTGATACCCCACTTGAATCTAAAATTAATCTTGCATCTGTAGATTGTTCTAGTAATGTTAATGCGGTAGTTTCTGCGAGATTGTCAAGTCTTGTTTCAAGATTTGCAATATCTTTCATTTGAAATCTTTTATATTTAGATACACTTAAAGATAAATCTGAATCATGTATACCATAACCATTTAAACCTAAACTAAATAGTTCCAAAGTATTTTCTGGTCTCACTGGTGCTTCAGTTGAAAAACCACTTTGACCAGAAACTAATTTAAACTCAGCATCATGATTTATTACAATTTTATCTTTCCTTGGTAAGTAATATTCTATATCTGCTGTGATTGTTTGTCCTGAAACTGGTATGTCATTTTTAGTGGTAAAACTACCACCAACAACACCTAGAACTGCAACACCACCAGCAGAGTCACTACCATTAGAATCTGGACTTAAGTATTGATGTCTAATACCAATACCGTCACTATCTCTTACTGACCTTAAATCAATTACTTCACGAAGGTTAACACTTTTTCTATTACTGGTTGAAAAGTCTGGTATGTTTTCATAATCTATACCAGCGTATGAGTTTACAGAAAAGAAGTCTCCACTTGCACCGTGTGCGAAGTATTTTAATCTACTAAAGATTGTACCACTTGGTGGAGTTGTATCTCTTTTTACTACTAGTCTACCGTGTTGGTAAAAGTTTGGTCTTTGTCCGTTATCTAGCTCAAATTTTGAAGATAAATCTACACCGTCTGAATCAGTTTGTTTGATTGACAATACTTCAAAGATATCCGCATGTGGTATCTTAACAAATCTTAAGTTCTCTCCGTCTGAGTCTATTGTACCAGTAATTGTAGTTTCTGTCAAGGTTTTTGTTCTTCTTGTCGCGTTTCCTTTCTGTACTCTTGCGAAGATATTGTGTTTTGCACCAGAGTCTAAACCACCATTAGCATGGTCTGTGGTTGTACTAATAGTTGCACTTTGTGTTCCCGTTCCACTAACACTAAAGTTAGTCACTCTTTGTCCAGTGACCGCACTTGTGATAAGCCAATTACCTACATCTGTAAATGTTTCTCCACTCGCAGATAAAGATAAACTAATTGTCGGGTGTGTTCCCCCAGAAGGTGCATTTGCAGAGTCATCAATCTGTCTTAATACTTGGAAAGAAACATCTGAAATATCTTTTGGTCTTGACCTTTGTGTTGGAAACAATAAAGAATTTTTGTTTGCTTCTCGTAATATAGTTTTACCACTACCAATTAAAGAACCACTACCAGCTGTCCTAACTGAAAATGTGTGTGGTTCGGTATCAAAGTCACCGTGTCTTTCTATTGAAGAAACATTTGTTATTTGAACACTACTATCAACAGTGCCTTTCATCTGTATGTCCATTAAATAGATACGAGTTTCATTGTTTACTACTTGAATTGATTTAACTCTTGCAGTACCGATGACTGAACCACTGTTTAATAAATTAACTAGTTCAAAATCCTTAATCGCTGCTGCTGGGCCATGAACTGAACCACCGTCTCCGAGATATACTAGATATGCACCATAGTCAACACCAATTGTTTCATTGTTATTTGTGACTGTGGTTCTAGGTTTTGGAATAGTTAATTTACTTGGTCTTTCTTTATTTACACGATAACCATTTAAATATGCAGTTCCTGCGGATATGTTTGCAATTAGATTAGTTGTACTTCCACCCGCTGAGTCATTCTCAAAAGTAATTCTGAACGGTCTAACAATATAATCACCAGATTCTTCTTTTGTTCTTAATGCGAGTACATCGTTAATTTTATTATAGTCTTCTGTACCAGTGACAACTTCTTCGATAACACCGTCTACGACATCACAAAAGTATACAAAGTTATCAGTTGCAGAAATACTTGTTTTGTTAACAAGGTTTAATTGTATTCTGTATCTATCAGCTCCAGGCGATGCAGTGTTTGGTGTTGCACCTTGATTATCAAAAAGTGCAGTATCATCATCGGTTGTGACAATATCTTCTGTTATGGTAAAACCAATAGTCGCAGTTCCAGTAGTTGTATATTTTGAAACTAATAAAGATTGTGGTTTCGCGAATACAAAACGACCTCTTACAAAAAAGTCTCCACCAGAAACATGAACTATAGTACCTTGACCAGTTGCTGGATTTGCAATTGTGTTAGTTGTTTGAACAGTAAGTGTTGTACCACCACTAGTTATGTTTTCTCCCGCAGTCATTCTTACTGGAGCTGAACCTGCAAGACCACTAGTGTTTGTATCAGTATATTGAACATATAGAGTTGCGGGGTCAGAACCACTTGCGGTTTCTACTCGAATAACTCTTGCTTTAATACTTGAAGTAGAACCAGTAAATTCTAAACCTACTAATGTTGAAGTGTCTGTTGGTAAAGTATTTACACTAGTATCTAATTTAATAAACTCAAATGCGTTATCAACAGTTGGCCCGCCAGGATTTACCGACGCACCGTCTTTAAATATGTTTCTACCAAATCTTGAAATCTCTTCCTGAATGATAGTCTGCATTTGCGTGAGTTCTCTCGCTTGTAATGCACGACCTGAGTTGAATAGTATTCTATGATAATTATCACTATCAATAAAGTCGTCTTTATACGTTGTTGCGAATGTTGACTTATTAAATGTATTCGGCATTTGTTATTCCTATATTTGTATTATAATCTTTAAATCTTCCGTTTGGTCTGCACTTCTTTCGATTTTAGCTCGATTATCGATGTACAATAGTTCACCACTATATCTATTTACTTCACCTTCACTGTCAAATAAACCAGCACCCAACAATACACCACTACCAGTTCCAGTAGTTGCGTTTACTGTTTCACCTGCAGTAAATGTTCCAAAACCAGTACTATCTGTTTGGTGGTAGAATATATCATTACCTGAGTCTTTATCTACAAGGGCTTTTGCTCCAGATGTAGCTCCTAATATTGTGTCGTCTTTTGCAAAGGCTGGACTTATTGAAGAAAAGTGTAATCTTCTTAATGTACTTCCAGTGTTTTCAGTAAATTTTGTGAAAGCTCCTGCTGAGTCATTACTGTGAGCTGAGTCGCCAGGGTTTTTTAATAATCCAACTTGTCTAAAGTCTTGGTCTACCAAAAAGTCTAAACCACTAGCACCTGCTTCCGTACCTGATGGCTTTGAGTTTAACATAATTGAGTTTGTTCTTAAAGTTTTAACTGGGTTATCACCTAAACCACCGTTTGGTGCGAGAATAGGTCTTATCACCGCTGCAGTGGTTGGTGAACCACCAGATACTGCGACCGCTGCGTAGTCATAACCAGAACCAAAGTTTGCAACTTTGATTGTACCAGTAGTACTATCTGCAACTTCTACTTTTACTACTTGTCCACCTGATACAGTTGCACTTGCGACTGCGTTACTACCATTACCAGTAATTGTTAAGGTTGGTGCAGAACTATAACCAGCGCCTGGATTATCTATTGCGTACCCTACAATTTCTCCGTGAACAGACGCGTCTTGAACTGCTTTCTGTTCTGTGTCTGATACTGGAGAATTACCGTCTGTACTATCAACAAATTTAATTGGTATAAAGTTCGCAGATTGGAATTTGTTTGCCTGTGTAGCTGAAACACTGTACATGAATTTCCACATGTATCCGTCAGAAGTTAGGAATGGTACACCGTTAGTTCCACCAGTAGGTTCTACAGTTGATGCAACGGGAGTACCACTATCGTTAATTGATTTTCTCATTACCAAATATACTTGTTGGTTTGAGTTAATTACATAATATGCATTTGTATTAGTACTTGTCGCATCATCATATGCGTCATAGAATGTACCAGATGACCAGTTGTATCTGGGTACTACTAAAGATACATCAGCAATTAGTTTTACTGACTGCATATTGTTTCTAAATCTATTTTCTTCTTGTAAGGTTGGTTGTGCAGTAGGTGATATATCAGAGTCATTCCAAACTTGTGAACGACCAATAGCTGCGTAATATCTAATGTTTCGTTTAAAATCTAAATCACTACCTCTAGCTCTTTTAAGAAATGCATCACTATCGTGTTCATCTAAAAGTAAATCTACTACTAAATTTTTTAAAGGGTTAGTTACTACTGCCATTTGTTATTCTCCTTATGATACTGCTCCACCATATGTTGCGAGTACTTGCCATTCTGTTCCGTCAAAGACCAAAGAAACTGTTTCATTGTGTTGTAAAACTACCGAAGTTCCAGCCGCGAAATTACTTGGTGTAACTGTCGCGTTTGCATTACCAGTATTTATTACTATTTTTTGTTGTCCTGCTACTACACCGTCTGCTAATGTATAAGTTCCGTCACTAGCATTTGTTATGATTGACGCGTGTGTTGTTAGTGGTAAAGCTCCAGCACTACTTACTGCAGTTCCTACTGTAGAAATAAGTGGACTATTTAGTATAACACCACCAGTTCCTTTTGCACCTAATTCTAAATCAATGTTAGTGTCTGTTCCAGTCGCTTCAACTTTTGGATTATTGTTTGTTGCGTTGTTCGTTACATTAATGTGGTTAACTGCACTCGCAGTTTTTGTTAATACTAATACTTCATTACCCGAAGAGTCATTTATAACACCAGCACCTGAAAGACCAGCTATTGTTGGTGAAGTGACAGTAGGTGTGGTTAATGTTTTATTTGTAAGTGTTGCTGTATGTGCGTTGAAAACAAATGTATCACTATCCGTAAGTAT